GGCAGCTGATTGGTTCTTAGAGTACTATGAAAGACCAGCTATGGTACATAGACCTGAACGTAGAGAACTTAATAGAAGTTTTATTCCTAACCTTGGTTTTTAATAAATGAATGATTATGAAGAACAACTTTCAGGGGGTACGCCCCCAGAATTAACTCTAGAAGAAAGAGCTGAGCTTGAGGCTGAGCAAGAAAGAATTCAAAGTGAACTAGAGTTGACTCAACCAGAAGTTGTACAACCTGAGATGCCCCAGGCTGCAGCTACGGCTGCTCCTGTAGAGGCACCTCCACAACAAACAGAAGGACCAGATAACTATGGTTTCCTTCCCAAAGAAGTAGCAGAACTAACTACAGCACCAGGTGCAGGTATTTCAGATTTTATATTTGATGCACTTAATCTCATTCCTAATGTAGATATCCCTAAAACGCCTAAGTTTGAAAACCAAATCGGTCAAAGTGTTAGAGAGATTTCTTCTATTGTCATTCCGACTGTAGTACTTGGTGGTGCTGGTTCTGCTGGTATTGCTGCACGTGCTGGTCAAGTTAGTAAAGCTACAAAACTAGGTAAGTTCCTTAGTGATCCTCTTACCAGGCACCTAGGTAACATGGCATTCACTGCTGGTGCTGGTGCTGCTGTGGACTACACAGTAGAGATTAACCAGGAAGACGATAACCTGGCTGGTACACTTCGTAAGACGTGGCCTAGGTGGTGGGGCTGGGTACCTGAAGAACTCGCTACACTTGATAGTGATAGCCCTGAAACTAAGCGTGCTAAGAACGTAATGGAAGGTGCCTATCTTGGTATCGGTGTTGATATGTTAATGGGTCTTAACAAACTATTCCGTACTGTACGTGGTTTCCAGCAAGGTGCTCTAGTCCCTAAAACTGAAAAGGCAGCAGCTGCTTTGGAACGTATGCGTATAGCAGAAGGTGATGTAGAAGATGTTATCGAAACGTCTGCTGCAAAACGTTCTGACTCTTTAGATGAACTTGGTAGCTACAATGTAACTAAGGCTGATGATCCTAACAACCCTATCTTTGGTTACCATGATCTTTATGGTTATCAGGAGACCGGTACACGTTCTGTAGATGATCTTGGTATTGTCGGTGCTTCTATTGACACTGCACGTATTGCTGGTGACATTGATACTGTGTATGGTCGTATTGGTAACTCAGTATCTGAGGGTGCTCTTAAGTTTAGCCTTGAGGGTATTGAAAACCAACAGGCAGTACAGAAGGGTCTTGCTGATGTTTTAACTGAAGCTGATGAATACGGTTACCGTACTGCAACAGGTAAAGAAGTTAGTAGTGAACAGATTAAAGATGCTGGTGAACGCTTGGCTGCACAGTTCTACGAACAAAACGTAGATCAACTACGTACAAGTCTTACTGGATACCAGCGACTCAATCAGACTACTAATGTCTCTGTGCTATCTGAGACAGCTTACAAGGGTGTTGTAGGTGCTTTAAATAAGTACATGGATGATTTTGTTAACATGAATTACATGCGTGCACAAGCGTACGTAGGTACTTCTTTTGCTGGACAGATCTCAGACATGGCACAAGGTTTACGTCTTACTGAAGGTACACCTGCTATTGAACGTGCACAGGAACAGATCCTTGATCGTATGGAGTTCTTGATGGTACAAAAGAACATGACTGCTTATTCCGACAAACGGTTTAAGAGCATGTTTGGTTTGTTCAATAAGCTGTCTAAGTCTGATGCAGATTCTATTACTATTGCAGAAGCAAACCGTATCCAAGCTTCTATTAAAGGTGCAGAGGATGAAACTGCAGCAGCTTTAACTAAGATCAAAGATGAAGCTAAATTTACTATTGATAACTTGCGTGAAATTGGCGCTGAACAACCTGAAATGCTTCGTCCGTTGATGCTTGCTTATGAATTGACAGACGGTAATGTAGATACTATTACTAAGATGAACCGGTATCTGCAAGAATCAACCGGTATTCTTAAAAAAGCATTCATTGACCTTAACCCTGAGATTCCTTCTGTTGTACTAAAAGGGTTTTACTCAAATATGTACAACAGTACACTAAGTGCTTTCGGTACACCAATAAAAGCAGGTTTGTCTGCTGGTGCTCAAATTATTGAGCGACCATTGCGTGGCATGGTAGGTGGTATGCTTAACGGTGATATGGCTACTGTACGTAGAGGTTGGTATCAATACAGTGCATTTGGTGATGCATTACAAGGTTCGTTTAGTTACATGAAGCAAGTGTTCAAGCGGTCTGGTTTTGATCCTGAAGTAGTTGCACTACGTGAAGACTACGGTATGCCTTCCAAGCAGCTAGAGCTTATTAACTCGTTTGCTGACGCTAAGGCTGCACAAGGTGATTATGGTCCACAAGTGTTTGCTGAAATGGTAAACAACATGCAAGACCTTGCTGATCATCCTTGGCTCCGGTTTGGGCAACGTTCTATGCAAGCTTTGGATGGATTTACACAATCAATGGTCGGCTTTGCTGAAGCCCGTGGACGTGCATATGACGACATTACCAAAGGTGGTTTGCTGGAGTTTGATGCAGAAAAGGCTGGTGAGTTGTCACAAAAAGTTTACAACAAAATGTTTGATAACACTGGTCTAATTACAGACGAAGCTGTTAACAAATCTGCTGGTGAAATTGCACTTAACCTTGACAATAAAGCTACAGATACTGTATCTCAACTTATTAGGCGTGCCCCTGTTCTTCGACCATTTCTGTTGTTTACTAAAACACCTCTAAATGAACTGGCAATGTCAGCTTCTTATAACCCAGTAGGTTTGTTTGTTAAGGACATGAATGCTTTTAAGCTGCCATTTGAAGAAATGCCTTATCAAGACGTTGAACAATTGTTAGCAGCTAAAGGTATTGAAGTAACCCCTAACACTGTACGTGCTAAGTACAGTGAGATTCGTGCTGATCTTAAGGGTCGTAAAGCTTTAGGTGCTTTGATGGTTAGCGGTGCAGTCTATGCTACGCTTAATGATAACATCACTGGTAACGGTCTTTATGACAAGCAGAAGCAAGCTGCACGTAGGAATCAAGATTGGAAACCTCGTTCTATTAGACTACCTGGTGGTCAATGGGTAAGTTACGATAACCTTGGTCCTATTACAACGTGGTTGTCTTTGACAGTTGATGCTGTTGATAATTTTGATAGTCTTGCATCTAATGAACTTGGTGAACAACTTCGTAAGTTAGGTTTTGTCCTCAGCTCTGCTATTACTGACAAAACAGCTTTGTCTGGTCTTGAACCACTTATGGATATTATTAGTGGTAACCCCGGTGCTCTTACTAAATGGAGTTCTAGTTTCCTTACCAGTGCTGCAGTACCAGGTTCTAGCCAACTTGCAGAAATCTCACGTCTGATGGACCCAGGTCTTAAGGAAGTTGAGATGGAGCTGTTTGATATGATGCGTAACCGAAACCCACTTACTAAAGGTCAACTTCCTGCTAAGTATGATTATATTGATGGTGGTGAGGTTGGTGTCCCTGATAACATTATGTCTAGGGTTTGGAATACGTACATGCCTTGGAAGGTCAACGGTAAGATTAGTCCACGTAAGCAGTTCTTGATTGATATTGAATACGATGCACGTCCTACCTTGAACACCTATAGGAAGGTTAAACTAACCAATGATGAACGTTCTGATATCCTTCAGATTATGGGACGTGATAAGTTGTTTGCAGATGGCATTGATCGTGTTATGAAGCGTGTGCCAGGTGGTCCAGAGGGTTTCCGTAAACGTTATATGGAAGCTGTTAATGCTGGTTTAAAACCTGATCTAAGCACATTTGAAGGTATTCATAGTGCAATTGACCAGGAGCTTAGGTATTCAATGAATCTAGCAATTGCTGCTTCACCTACTCACTCTGACATGACTCGTAGGCGTTATATCCAGGAAGTTAGTACAGATCTACTTAGTAGCGGAAAACAAGACGAAGCTCAACGTTTCCTTGACTACATGGAACAATTTTCTAAGTAATTTTTAACAAAGCGTTATGGCTGTAACATCGAATACTTTTACAGGAAATGGTTCAACAACCAACTATTCCTTTACATTTGAATATATCAAGCAAGCAGATGTTAAGGTAACTCTTGACACTGTTGCTACAACTGCATTTACATTTGCTAACGCTACAACGCTGTCATTCACCACAGCACCAGCTAGTGGAGTTGCTATTCGTATTTTCCGAGATACGGATATTGCAACCCTTAATGCTACATTCTTCCCTGGTTCAGCTATTAA